GCCGCGACGCAGTAACAGATAAACGAGGTGATGCGCTCCATGGTCATCAGTCCCAAAGTGAGACGGTTTCACTGACTGCGGCCTGAGTAATATCCGGCAGTTCCACCGCGTAGCCATGGGGCAGGATTGCCCCCTGTGCGGCTAAACCCACGTTAGCCGCGTAAACGTGTTCAACGACCGATCCCGTGCGCCCGTAGTACCGCCAGCAGAGTGAATCCACGGTGTCGCCCTGTTCGGCAGTGACTTTCATCAGAGCAGCCCGATCACACAGTGCGACACGCCAGCGACATCGCTGATCGCATTGCGGCCATCACGCCACAGTTCATCAACCGTACTTTCGACAATCTCCGCCTTTTTACTGCCAGCATCGGTGGTATCACTGTTCGGATATCGTTCCGCCAGAATGGCAGCCGTAATGGAGGAAACCGCCCGCAGATAGGCACAGACTTTGATACTTTCATCATCAATCTGGTCAGCCGGGACATCAGCGAGAGTTTTGTATCCCTGAGCCAGCTGTGCGACGCGGTAGCTGTAAAGCTCGGCGTTAACTTCGGTCAGCGCGTACTTAATGACGGCGCGCAGACGTTTGGCGGTCACCGTTCCTTCCAGGCGCAGCGTGTCGCGTAACTCCACCGGATTGATATCAGGCCAGAAGTGCGTGTTTTTAATCGCGGGTTCCGTCGCGGCATCCGGCTTTGGTGCAGGTACAACAAGAGACATAGTGACCTCTGAATAGGGGACGGTGGACGCCAGCGTTGAACGAGGTCACAGACCTGTCGCGGCTGGCGTGCCGTCCGGCGCGGGGCGCGTTCTGTTTAGCTGCTGGCAGCCTTTTTGATGGCTGATTCCAACCGCTCAATATCCTTTTTAACGCCGCAGTTGCTGTTCAGCTGGAAGGCGCGTTTCAGGTGTTGCAGGGCGAGCGGCAATTTCTCCGCGTCGCGATACAGGTAACCGGTAATTTTGTGCAGCTTGGCGCGTACCTGATCCGGCATGTCCTGGCTTTCCGTCAGTTCCATCGTGGTCATCAGTACATCGAGACTGACCGGCTCACCGGCAGCATGAGCGCGGGTGCTCATGTCGGCGATTTCCTCCGCCAGTGCATAACCGGCAGGGCGTTTGCCGAACGGCATCGCCAGCTTGTAATGCAGCGCATAGCGGGCGATTTCCAGCGCACCGGCGTAGTCACCGGCATCAATACGCCAGATCATGATGGTCATCAGGATGGCGTCCTGAGCGCCTTTACCTTCAGCGAGAACACCCGCCACCCACGGCGCATATTCGGGCAGCATCTTGCGTTTGAGTTCTGCCTTTTTCTCAGCGGAATAGGCTTTCTTCAGGGCTTTCTGGTCAGCATTAAGCTTTTGCAGCAGCAGTTCATAGCCGGTGGCATGACGCAGCAGGCTGGTATCCTGCTGCGCGGCTTCGATAGCTGACTGCCGCAACAAATGACGTCGGGCAGGGCTGGTCATGGCTTACTCCTGAGCTGCCGGTGCGGTGGTACCGGATGCAGTTTTGATGGCATCAACGATCGCCGAGGTGAATTTGCTGAGTTCAGCTTTTTCAGCTGTGTCCTCTTCTCCGGCGGTCACTTCGATGTTCTCGATCAGACAGCCGCAGCCGTAATCTTCCACCACGTAATCCTCGTTAATGGATTCGTAGTTTTCGATACGGTCCCGCTTTGGTACTTCCTCAACGTGGCGGCGGTGCGTGCCGTCCTGCCAGTAAAGGGACAGGTTATCCAGACGGGTGATCAGCATGGCATTGGCAGGGAGGCCGGGCACACGCACGGCGGGCAGATTGCCGATGCGTTTCTGACTGATGATCAGATCGGCAGCCATTGCCTCAGTGTTCGGCTGCTGTTTGTTGATCAGCGGGAAATACTTATCCGCGAGCAGCTTGCGGCCGCAGATAACCACCAGTTCGGTGTCGTCCTGATAGATTGGGTCGATCAGTTCATTCACTGCATCAAAGACCAACGCGTCGAGGTTTTTGTACTCACCTTCGCCACCGACTTTCACCGCCTCATTGGTCACGGTGCCGTCTTCGGCGACAATCATGCCCATCACTTTAGACGGGGCATTCAGGCGGTATTTTTGCAACCAGCCCACACCGACATCCTGCAAAAGCGGATTCTGAACGCGGTTAGAAGTCGGTGCGCGGGAAACACCGTTAAAGCCGACCAGGATGCGATCCAGCGCCTGACGCTTGATAATGGCGTCACGCAAACGGGTCTGAAAATCGTTATAGCGCGCCCACAAATCCAGCTTGCTGTACATCCAGTGGAAGTCGTAGTTGGTTTTGGTGCAGTGATAGCCTTCCTGATCCAGCTTGGTGAAATCAGCGGTTTCACGCTCGTCACCCGCGTCAGTGTTGGTGGTACTGGCAATCGTGCCGGTTACGCCGACGCCCACTTTCGCGCCCATCATTTCGTCCACCGGAATGATGTTGATACGGGTCAGGAACTCTGAGGACTCCTGCAATCGGGTCATCAGCGTCTGAGTGACGGACGGCTCGACGTTAAATTTCTTGTCCAGCGTACCGACGTCAACGTTGTTGAGTTTGGCGAGCTGGGAGAGGAACGCATTAAATTTAAAGCGCGTTTCTTTTTTCATGACTTATTTCCTGAGGGTGAATTAAAGATGTCGGATCAGCAGTCGGTCACTGTCTCGTCAGCGCCTGTACCGCCGGTTGCGTGTGGGCGCTGGTTAAAGTTCTGCGCCGGTGTCTGCGCAAGATTGCCTTTCAATTCAGTGAGGGCGTCATGTTCGGCAGCGGTGGATTTTTCCAGGGTATCGACGCGGCTCAGCAGATCGTTCAGGCTGGTTTCATGCTTATCAATTTCGGTCTGAGCGTATTGAGCGACCTCGCTGACAGCTTCGTGAACATCGGCCAGGCGGGCATCGTCTGACGCCTGTTTACGTGAAAGCTTTTGTTTCACCAGGGCGAAAAGAGAAGGGGCAGTTTCCGGCGCATCTTCAAACTCAATCAGTGCTTCGGTGGCGACGGTGAAGAGGCTTTCGGGATCGGTTTTACGACCGGCCAGCGGGTTCTGTTTTGCCGTACGGCTGCACTCCAGCATTTCAGTGCCGAGGCTGGCAGGGGCGTCGGGGACGGCAAGACCGACCAGGTAGGATTTATTGGAGGTGGCGAAGTTGCGTTTGATCTCCATCGAGGGGTAAACCTTCTGCCCGTCGCCGACCATCTGCGTTAAATCCGCAGTCGGGCTGATCATTGCGTACAGCGCCCATTTGTCATGCAGCAGCGGTTCAGCCGCGTCATCAATTTGTTCGGCTTTAAGCTGGATCACGTCGCCATAACGGCGGAAATCACTGGTCGGTAAAACGCCTTTGATGTGCTCCAGATTGACGCGGGCGCCATAGGCTTTCGCGCTGTACGTCTCCGCCATTTGTTTGATGTCGTTAGCATCAATTTCGCGGCCATCGCAGGTGTCGCCTTCGACCCCGATGCGGAACCATTTCGATACTTTCTTTGCCATGTGACTGACTCCGGTAATGAGTGTTGAGAACGGGAGTTAGTTTCCAGACAGTCACCGCAGGCCGCCAGCCGATGCGGGTTGTTGCCCGATGGCACAACGTGGGCAGCGCGAAAAACGGCTGTCTGGCCGGTAACGTGGCGGCATGAATATTTCAAACTCCACCATCATCAGCGACCCGCGCCGACAGGCGGCACTGCTTTACTGGCAGGGTTTTTCTGTGCGGCAAATCGGGGAGATGCTGAGCCAAAAAACGCCGACCGTGCAGAGCTGGAAAACTCGCGATCAGTGGGAGGCCATTGCACCCATTTCTCGCGTGGAAACCAGCATGGAAGCGCGGCTGATCCAGCTCGTCATGAAAGATGTAAAAGAGGGGAAGGACTACAAAGAGATCGACCTGTTAGGCCGACAGATTGAACGCCTGGCACGGGTAAACCGCTACAACCATACCGGCAGCGAGGCTGATTTAAATCCGAACGTTGCCAACCGCAATAAGGGCGAACGAAAGGCACCCGATAAGAATGTGTTCAGTGATGAGGCCATTGAGAAACTCGGCGACATCTTCATTGAAACGTCGTTTGAATATCAGCGCGGATGGCATCCGGCCGGATTACAGCACCGTATCCGCAACATCCTCAAATCACGCCAGATTGGCGCAACCTTCTACTTTGCCCGGGAAGCGTTGATTGACGCGCTGACCACCGGTCGTAATCAGATTTTTCTGTCGGCCAGTAAGGCGCAGGCGCACGTCTTTAAGAACTACATCATCG